GGGATCGCTAAACCCTAAACCTTCGGCCGCATTAAGAGCGCCTGTAGAAATAGGTTTGCCAGGTAAGGACCCAAGTATTACTGCGTCTTGTTTAGTATCTGCATCCCTAAAGAAACCTATGACCCACGACCCTTCTAATAATCCTAGTGGCGTCTGGCCTATACCAGATATGCCTGATGAAGTAATAGGTAATAGGGGATGTGCCCATGGCAAATCTGAAGTAGGCAATACACTCTTGTCCTCTGTGTGATAACCTAGACATCTGACTCTGCAACGGCCAAGTTTAAGCGGGTCTGCTCTATCTTCTACCACACCTGCGAACCAGATGAAGCCATCTCTGCCCATAAAATCTGTAGTACTCATTTATTTTTTCCTATAAATGACCGTATTTAAAGCGGTCACCTCCTTATATTTATCCGTATTTAAACAATCTGCGTAGGCGCCGCGGTGCGTAGCACTACTCTATGGTCATATCTATTAGTCCATGATAACCAGTTGGTTTTACTATACATTCTTCTCATGTAATTACGAGACCTATTCTCTTTCATAGGTAATTGAGGTTCTTTTCTCATATATAGTTCTGGTTTCTTGGTTGTTCTATGTATCATTCCTATTGTCTTTCTTACATTGTTTGTATTGTTGCTATTAGGGTTGCTCTCATGTGGCCACCCTTTAGTAAAAATTTTTTTCGTAACTCGCAATAAGCGTTGAGGTGGTTCAATGTTTTGTTCATTAAAAGAACCCCTTAAAGAAACTTCTAGCACTTGCAAGACTTTGCTTGAAGTTTACCATTGAGGATTGTACAAACTTATTGACATTCCCTTGTATTCTACTTCTTATTCTATCTGCACCCATAGGGTTTAGACCATTGCCACCTGCAATACCTGATAGATTGATACCACCTAGTGCTAGTTTTGCCTTTTCTGCGATTTTCTCAACTACGGTCTTTCTTGTTAATATGGCATTGTTGATTTTTGCAAGGTTTTTGTTAGATAAAACCCTATTAGAAGTACTATTTAAAACGGCGTTAATAGACTTATTAGCGGCATCCTTGACGTTTAAGTCTGTACTACTTAAATCAACGCCTAACTGCGTAGCAATGTCTTCTACGGTGCTTATCTGCGGCGATGGTATCTTTAAGTTCTTATTTTTCAATGGGACTAGGGTGGTTATGTCTATACCTGACCCTATTACATCAATAGGTTGTGATCTGAAATGAGCACTTGCTTTAAACGTTTCTGCTAGAGGTAAATCTGTAGCAAATATGTTACGTACTACGGTCATTGATGTAGTGTGCTTTTGTTCTAATAGGTCAACTTGATGGTGTAATTTAGATATTAGATAACGACCCGATAACAATACGTCTGTTACATCATTTCGTTCAAGTTTGGCGTCATTGCCAACCTCTGTAGCAGCATATTTTGGTACCTCACACCATACAAGGTCGCCTACGTTATATGTAAAGTTACCAGGTACGTCTATATCCATTGAGAAGTAATCACGTGACCCACTTGATAATGCTTGTTTTGCTGTTGCTCTCTTGTCTATACCTATGCCTTCACTATTACGTCTATGATTCCATTTAGTAGCAGGTTCTACAAATACACGTGATAGGTAATCATCCATATACTTACGTTTATCATTTCCTTTTTTAGATAGTTTACTAGCATGTAAACGATTAATCTGGTGTTTATTCTCACTTGTATATGACTTATCATCTACGGTGTAATCATCATCAAAGTCAGCAGGACCTGGTGGCATAACGCCTTGATATTTGTTACCAGCACCAGTCGGTGCGTCTATGTGTAATGCTTGTTCATAGTAGTTTGTATATGATAGTTTTGATTTGATAAACTTCTTATCAATCAGGTCGTGAGCATAGGTCATACTACCAAACATACCTCTTCTTGTATTTGCTAATATGTTATATGAAGCGTCAAACGAAAATGAATATGGTTTAGTTACGATAGAGTCTGCCTCCATATCAGGTGGACTAAAGTTAGGATTAAATGCTGATAATAGGTCTATGAAAGCAACAAACTTTCTAGTTTGTGTTGTATCAGCGCCTTCTCTATACAATGACTCTAAACATCTAAAATGAAAACCTCTATTGTTCTCATAAAACATATAATGTGGTGTCTTGTAATTAACTGGTTCTGCTAGGTCTGCCATTGATCTTACACCATCTATCGGTCGTACATTTGGGAATGTGTACTTATAATTACCTAACGTTGAGTCAATGAATAGGTCTTTTTTAGAGTTCAATAATTCTTTATCTGACTTGACTAACTTGTCAACCATTTCTGCAAACGAACCTTCTAATGATTTTGAAACACGTACTCTTTCGTTACGTACTGACTCGATTGATGTAAAGAATAAAGCAATTGCTTGTACGTTTTGCTGTGTCTTAACCGATCTCTTTTCATACACCTTAAATCTATGATTAGTAGCATTCAGTTCTTCATCACCTGCAGCGTCAATTGGGTTTCTAAATTTAAACTCTAAATGTTCGTTACCTACAATAGGTAAACTAGTTTGTATACCCATTGTGTCAAAGAATAAAATGTTGCCTGATAGAAATGGTGAGTCTAGGTTTTGATAGACGTTGACAACTGCGGTTAGACCTGATATATCAAATTGTGTACCATTGTAACCGTATAAAATAATTTCACCTGATCTAAAGTCGCCAGGATATCTGTTATTTAAATCATCATATTTTGGTGCGTCTGTTGACATATTACGCTCCTATCAATGTTCTAAACTCTTCCGTAATTAATTCTAAAAATTCAGGTTTGATTAATTTGATCCTTGATTTCTTATCCTGTAATTTTTGCTCATAATCATAGTTAGATACACTTGTTGCACCTGACACGGTGCTGTTTACTTGTATTTTGTGTGAGTCGTCAAATGATGATGTAGCACCACTTGATTGAGCAACTTCGTAATGATGTATAGCATTTACGTCACTATACTTATCTTGTACGTACTTCTCAAATTGACCTGCTGTTAACGGCCAGTCATAAAATCTATCTTTTACATCATTGAACAATAGTATAATCCAGTAATACTGCTGATCGCCATAGTATTGCTCTGATACTGATTCAGGTGTGTCTTCACCCATTATGTCGTATAGGTCAAATAGAGCAGCACTTTCTTTTAATCCCTTTTTCATTTGTACTCGTCTTAATAGGTTTGTAACTAGTTTGAAATTACCTTTACCCTCAGCGTCATAATATATTTTAGGAAAGGCATTGAAATAATTAGGCATTAATTAGAACCTTCCGTTGAGCTTCTGTCTGTGTTTTGAGCACTACTTCTTAATGCGTTATATCTTGTTCTCTCCATTAGTTCTAGTTCTCTAAATGTTAGTGTTGCGTCTATTGATACAGGATCACCACTAGCGTGTGTTGAAAACTTATCTGAACCGTAGTCTATGTCAACACCTGTACATGCACATAAACCTATCTGATCTAGGTATGGATTGATTTTAGTACCTTTCATAAATCTAATTACAAATTCATGTGGTACTTGATATGCAGCAATACTTTTTGTACCGACTCTTGTTGGTAGCATTCCGTCTTTGATAGCATGTAATAGGTTGTTAACTACGTCTGACTCTTTTCTGCTTCTAGGTGTAAACTTAAACGTAAAACTAAACGTTCTATAATCTATACCATTAAATATCATTTCTGTCATGGCTGCTGGTGCAATACCAGTTCTACGTTGTAAGGCAGCATTTACACCTGCACCTAAACCACCAGTAGCAAATGATCCTAAACCTGTAACTAACTTACCGACTTGAGCACCAACTGCTTTTAAATCACCACCAAAGAATTTACCACTATTCATTGCGTCCCTTAATTTTGAAAGAGCACCTAAACCACCACCTATTTCTTCAGCACCATAGTCTGCCTGTAAATTGAATTTAAGTGTTTGTGGCATGTAAATAGCGATTGTAGTTTTTACTTCCCTTACTGCACCTTTACCTGTAGGTATACCTAATAGACCTGAAGTAGTACCTTCACTAAAAAATCTGTTAGCACCATATACAACTTCGTTTAAATTGTCTGCTCTTTTTGTAAATTGTGTGTTTCTAACACTTGTATTATTACCACCTTCACTTCTTCTTTCTATAATATCAAATAAGATGTAATGCTCTTGGTCATCTTTGTCTATAGGATAAACATAAAACTTATTACTATCTGTTATAGGGTGAGCAGAGTAATCTACGTTTGTAGGATTGTAATTGATAACACCTTTTTTAGTCGCTATAGTTTGAAACGAAACTGGTGATGTAAAACCTTTTAGGACTGATTGAGGTTTATTAAGACCTTTGATTATGTTACCGATTACTTTAAATGCTTTCATATTAATATTTATCTACCTATCTTAATAATAGTCTGGATAGTGTGTGTTTCCAGTGCCTATTGTTGTTGACCCATAGTCTGTTTTATTTTGTGTATTTGAAGCGTCAACATTGTTTTGATTATTAATAACCGTATTACCACTATTCTGACTATTGTTTACTATCGTTGAACCTTTTTCTACACCGTCTGCTTGTATTGTGTTAGCAGTTTCAATTTTGCCTTCGGTGTTTGCTTTAATTGATGGTGGTACTATCATACTATTTACCTGATCCTCTGAAAATTGTGCTCTTATTGATCCATAATCAGCATCAGCTTTCACTAGATTTGCGTCTTTAAATAGATTTGTACCCATAAATCCTTCAAATTTTAATTCTCTTGTTATACCTGCGTTTGATTTTGCTGTTTTATATTGTTCAAAGGTCATGTCTTTTGGTAATTTATTTGCTTTTATACCTCTATTGTACTCATCTTTTAATTGAGCATCCCTCATTAATGCGTTCTCTGCTTCTATGTCTTCAGCTAATACACCTTCAAAGTTTGATGATGATGTTATGTCTGCACTTTGTCGTTTTACTTCTTTTGTTTCTTCTTCACCAACATTTGACATACCTATTTTTTCAATCAATTTACCAAGACCAAAACCAGCAGCTGCCGCAGCTGCAAATACACCTGCTGTAACAGATAAAGCACCTAAATTTGTAACAAGTGTTGCAATTCTTCCTGCCTTAACAAAATCGTATAATTTTTTCATACCTAAAACTTCTAGTATGCTAAAACCATCTTTGTCATCTTTTGCACCTTTTTTACCTTTACCACCTAGTAATTCATTTGTTAATTCTGTTTCTTCAAGTATTCTTTCTAATGTACCACTTGTAGTTTCAAACTGAGCGTCTGACTCTCTTTCTTCCTCAACAAGTTCTTCTCTATCTCCTTTTGGTATAGATTTATTATCTGTTGCCATTATTCCAGCAGTAGTTTGTTTTGCAATTGTTTTATTTTGTTGAGTTTGACTCTGATCGTTGGGTGCTGGGAATGAAGTGTCACCCATTTTTCTGGTATCTCTTGCTTCTCTTTTTCTTAAACCTCTTTTAATACGTAATGCTTCTGACTCACCTTCTTCTTCAGCACGTATTGCTCTCTCAATTCTTTTACCTAAAATAGGTATTCTTGTTAGACCTACTCTAGCAGCAAGTTTTAGAGGTTTAAGTTCTTTCTTCAAATCTCTAAATGCAAACTTTAATCGTGTAGATAACTTCAATACTTCTTTTAATCTAGTATTGGTTTCACCTACCGTTGCTCTAATAAAATCTAATTCTGCCTCATTCAATTGACCAGTACCTTCTATCTCTGCTATACTCTTTTCGGTTGATGATTGTAATTGTAATGCGTCATCATACTCCATGCCTTTGATACTATCAAGGCTGCTGATAGTGTAATTATCAACAAAGTTAATTACCTCTTGTCTGATATTGGCCTTTTCTAACTTCTCTTGGTTCTGATAACCTGCCTTTTTACCTATCGTATCAATGTATTCTTGTAACGAATCAGATATAGCAAACTTCTCATCATCTTCCATCTCTTTTTGTTTCTTTAAGATGGATTGAAAGTTAGGTTTAGGTTTCTTAAATTTTACTTGTTCTGGCATTTATTATTCTTTGTTTTTAACTTTAGATGGTTTACCGTTTACATATATTGCAAACCAACCTGCACCAGCCCCAACTACTACTGACACTAACCCTGCCTGTGCGTTGTTAGGATTTTCTAACATCATAAACCAGTTGATTACATCTAAAAATGCCCAACCATAAGCAAGCATTAATAGTCTTGGTACTAGTCTCCAGTTTGACATCAATTCAGGTATCTCTACCTCAATGAAATGCCATAGTGATTTAGCACCATGTTTAAAACCTTGCCAACCTGTTGTTAGCATATTCTTTAAAAAATTCATAAATTATCCTTTTCTTTGTTTTTCTCTTATCTTCTCGTTTTCTTCTTTTATATGTTGCATAAGCATTTCAACATATATCTCCCTCTCCCATGGTATCATATCTTCTAATTCACTTAAAGAGTATTTATGGTACTGCATTAATGCAAAATTAGTACGGTACAAACTCTCCAGGTTTTCATGCAAGAGGGTTACTGAAAAAAATCTGACGCCCCTTGTAACAATAATGTAAACTCTTTACCTGATTTAGGATTGTTATACTTAATCAGGTGTGATACAATAGGTAAATGTTCAAAGTACTCTCTTATCTGTTTAAACTGCTTTGTAGTTAAATGTTCAACATACTCGTCAAGTTCTTCTACAGATAAATCATTTGCTTCGTGTACTTCGTCACCATTGTATATTTGAGCAATGCAATCCCTAACTAAATTAAAAGACAAATCTAACAATGTTCTTTTGTTAGCAATCTGCATAATTGTAGGCACTTTCATTATCACACCATAGTCTTTTTCAAATTCAATCTTTGTATCAACCTTCTTATCAAGGTCAGGTTTAACATCATCTAATTTTAATTGATAGTCAACAGAAACGGTATCGTCATCTGGACATTTCAATTTCATTTCTATAATTTCACCAACAGATTTACCTCGTATATTTAACCAAAGATATTCAAAGTCATATACTGGTAACTTCGTTACGTCTATTTGTGATAATGTACATTGTTGAACAATTTTAATTAGAGCATTGTTCATCTCACCTTCGTCTTTGCTCTCTACAGCCATCAATAAAACTTTTTCTTCTTTTATTAAGAATGGTCTGTATTTCACCTTTACATTATTTGATAACGTCAAATTATATTCAGGCACCTTTATAAATGATAAACTCATTATTTAACTCCTTATTAATATAAAAAATCACGTATGATTCTAGGGTCTGGTAGACCTTTCGGGAACACACGTCCTCCCGTTGTTCGCCCAATAGGCAAATTCTTTTTAAGTGTTTCATACACTTGACGACCTGCTCTACCTATCTCGTTACCTATACCAAAAGGTAGGTTATCTAATAGGTTACCTTGTATTGCTGTCGTATTAGTTCTATATTCGTTTCTGTTTAGTGTGCTGTATTCTTCGGTTGCTGTTTTACCTAAAAAGTTCCATGCTGATGTAGCATGATTTCTGTATGTAAATGTAACACTAGTTTTAACAATCTGATTTTGAGCGTCATAACTCAATGGTGTAGCAGCAATTGTTTTAGGCCACACTTCATACATTTGCACTTGATAAGATGAGAAACCAGAGTTATCGCCTAGTGATTGTCTGATCTTATCTCTATCTGCAAGTGTATCGCCTGTTGGTTCAAAATTTTGTAATGCAGCGATAAACGTTTTAGTTAATGGTGTAATTGTAATCATACATGGTGTAGCATAATCATCATAGTAACCTACGTTATGTG